ATCAAAGTATTGCGACTTGAAGGCGGAATCACAAAAAATCTTCCGTCCATTGGGGTGTCGGTGTCATCCATACGCTGAATAGTGCGGCGAATAGCGGCATCGGTCAAGGCTGACTCATTGTTGTTTGCGGCAACATAAGCAGTCGTACCATCACCACCAATAAACGCACCAGTTGCATAGGCGTTTGTACCAGCACCACCATTGGTTGAACGTCCCAACTGAATCAAGTCTGAATCAACTTGTTTAGCCAAAGAGTAACCAGCGTCTGCTGTGTAGAAGTTACGCAGACTGTTTAAAGCCTGTGCTTCTACGATGTCTTCAATCAAACGGCTATATTCATAGTGTTTGTCGATTGCTACCTGAACCTCTGATTCCGTTGCCGCAATCAAAGTTACTTGTGTTCCCGCCGCCTTTGCAGACGCTGAACCACGGGTAGGAGCAGGAACGTGAACTACATCACCCTTCTTGCCCTTGAAAGACATCTTCATAACCAAGTTTGCTAAAACGAGGTTTTTCTTGTAAGCGGCAATAATTTCGTCACTCCATATTTCAGGAATGAAGGTTGCCGCAGTCGTTACTGTCACATTATTTGTACCTAAAGGCATGATAAATCTCCAAAAATCGATAAGTTAATTACTTGACCCGACCTTCTGAATATGCTTGCATGATTTCTTCACTTAGCGCATCGTATCGGTTCGGATCGGTCATTTTCAGCCGAATAAGGTCAGCCCTTCTGTAAATCCTCTTGCCTGATTCTCCACTACCACCTATATCAACCGATGCCGCCTTTAGATTAGTCTTGCGAGTTGCTTCTCCAGCATCACTCGTTTGTCTAGCCTTTACGCCTTTCAACTGTTTATAAGTAGTAAGTAATTCGTTTGCACTATCATAATCAAATTCACCATCAGCCTTTGCATATAAACCTATACGCACAGGTGACGATTTAACCCAATTTACAAAATCTGCCTCTGAAGCAACTTGACCGAAATCAGGATGCTGTTGAGCCAACTTTTGTTGAATATTCATCTTTCTGAAGTCATTAGCCGCTTGGCGACCAGCAACAACATCTGGATGATTATTGACAGTTTGACGAATTGCCTCTTTTGGATTTTCAAAGAAGTCTACTTCTGGTGCTTCCTCTTGAATAGATTGCTTGTTAGAACTGAGGTTCTGCTTTATGAGTTCATCTGCTAGTTTACGAATCTCGCCTACTTCCTTACCTTGACGATCAATTAACTTGTTAGCCTCTTGATGCATCTTGATAACATCTTCTAGACTTTTATCCCTATAAAAATTGGGAATGTCTGAAAGTTGTTCATTTTCAGGGAGTTTTGCTTGCTGTTTTTCTTCAACTACGTCTAACTCACTTTGCGACTCATCTTCATTTTCAATCAACATATTTTTCCTTTTCCTGCGTGTTTATCGTTCTCAGGACATTTAACTTGCACTTTTTACAAGTTGTTACTTTGCTCCCACTTCAGTCTGTCAAGGTGTTTTTTCTCGAACTTCCCATGCTCTGATGGAAAAGAACCAGACCACCCTTCTAATTTGAAGTTAGGTGCGCTTAGAGTTCGGTTGGCTGTTGCTCCGCACTCACACTTAAAACTTATTGACTCATAATCAACAAGTCTCTCAGTTTTATGCCCATTTTCACAGGCAAAATCAAATAATCTTTTCATTCAATTCCTCGTATGCTCTTTCGCTGATCTCTTTCAAGGTTCTCAGCCAAGTCAGAATTGACAACTCGCCCTTTTTATAGTGCAAAGTCTCTTCGTTAGGGATTGTACTGATATTGTTCAATGATTCAATCATTATGTCAATATCATCCATTAAGTCTTTCCACCCTGCCGTAGACATAGTGGAAAAACGCTCCTCGTAATATTTTTGCAGTTCAGGTGTCATGCTTTATGGTTGTGTAGGCCAAGTAACTTCCCAAGGAAATCCAGACTGGTTAGGCACATCACGCAAGGCTTGCCGATATGTAGCCCATACTGTCTTGTCCACAGGTGCATCTTCTACTTGTGTCCAATCAGTTTCTTTGAGTTTTTCATCCCGTGAACTACGCACAGACTTAGCCTGTTGCTCATCGACTACTGCTTTTACAGCATCTTCAAAATCAACAGTTTTCCATTTGGTAAACCATTGACCATCTATTTGCTCTACGCCATCACGGGCAATCCCTTGATAACGAGTAACTGTAGGTGTAGGGCTTTCTAAAACTACATCAGCACCGATAGATTCCAAGACTTCGGCATTGAGTACGCCAAAAGAAGGGCCATTGTTTGCCAAGAGATAAGAGCGTAGTTCGCCCTCATACATTACTTGACCATTTGAACGTAAACGAATTTCCATGATTTTTCCTTTTATGTCTAAGCCACCGCAAAGAAAATGTAAGTTCCAGAACTGACGTTGATAGCCGCAAGAATGCTTGAATTTAAAGCAAAACCTGTGGTTACTGTTGTTACCGAACCTAGCGTTGCTGTTTCTGCGGCTGTGTCATTAAACAACAAATATGGGTCTGTCAATACAGTCATACCACGGGCTGTGTCGTAAACGTACCAATCACCAGTTGAATCTGTACGCTTTATGAGTACAAACCTAGCCCCACCTGTGAAGCCACAGTTTATGGTTTGAGTAGTTCCGTTACCTGTGTAACTGCCTACTTTGGAAACACCAGCACAGGTTGCAAAGAGGTAGGACACGTAGGTATAGCCACTGTTGTTGACGTTTGACTCTGTACCAACACTAAAAACTGATGCTGTTGGTCTAGTGCTATTCCACGTAGTTGTTTCTCCCGCCAATTCCGCATAGTCTCTATTTAGTATCATCTTTGAACTTGCTGGCAGTGTCGCTGAATAAATCATCCAACCGTCAATGACGTTACTCCTGCACTTCACAATCATCAACTCAGGTACTGCCTGTAAGTTATGGCTAAATGTGGTTGCAGAACCCGTACCCGTATAGCAAACCTCATCAAAGAATGATGGGGCGCGTTTGAAGAAATGGTTAATGTAATTTGTTGCAGATGCATTTACTTGCCCAAATGTTCCAAATGACACTCCATCCATATCAAAGGAAGTAACAATCGTTGAACTTGGCCCTGCTTCTGCACCAGTTGTTGAAGTATAAAGTCGATATGTATTTCCTCGTAGCCTATCAACTACAGGCGCATTTTGACCTGACCTATCAAAAGTTCTTACAAAATCAGGAGTAAATCCTACACCCGTAACAGAAACATTAGCACCAGTCCCTGTCCTCGCAATAGCGTTATAAACACTAGTACCCACAGTAGGCACTTTCATCGGGCCTCTGCGTATGGCTATGTAGATGTAGGTTTGACTTGAGTTCAAACCTTTAATGTTGAAACCTGTTGCAGTGGGGTCAATATAGTCATAAGACGCTTCTGCGGCTGAGGTATTAGGCACTAGATATTTATCTGCACTGCCTACTGGCATACCACGCATATTGTCAGCAATTAACCAATCTTCTGCGGCTTGTGAGTTTTTAATCATTACCCACTGCGGTTCATATCCAAGCGTTACAGATGCTGCGCCACTACCATTGTTAGTAAAAGACCCGCAAGTAATCACATTGTCTGTGCCAGTTAAGCCAAAGCCTCCTGCGTTGGATGCGAACAAATATGCCACATAGTTAGAACCTGTTTCGTTTACTTGTGATGTTCCAGAATAAGGATAAACATCAAAAGACGTAGATGTAGCGGATGGTTGGTCAGCGTAACCACCAATCAAGTTATTAGTATTGCTTGCCGCTGTTGTATTCAAATATCCATAAAATGAGCCTTGAATATAAAACCAATTAACTGCATTTGTAAGGTTTTTAACAATAATGACGGCAGGTGCTACACCAAGATTGTGCGGTATTGCCCTAGCACCAGCAAAACTATTTCCACTCCAAGTCACAACATCAAAGAACTTAGGTTGCTTGCGGAATGTCCATGAGGCGTAACTATTGTTCGTGCCGTTTATCATTGCACCAGTTGCAGATGAGCCTAAATCAAAACCTGTAGTTCCAGCAATTACTGTATTGGATTGCGCTACTTGAGCATCAGTAGTTTCTGTAATTAATCGTGGGCTACTACCAGAAGTCATTCCCCTAGCGGTGTCGTACAAGATGTGTGATGCTGTGTAAGTGCCGCCAGTATTGAATCTGTTCTTAATCCAGACCAAGCCGCCTTTAGTTGATAAATCAATGTTATTTGTGATTGAACGTGACGCACCGCTACCATCATAAAGGAAGCAAGAGAACACATCCTCAATGTAAGTAGGCACAACAGGAACACCACCCCCAAAAGCATCGGTGGTTACGTTTCCAGAGGTTTCGTTTAGTGGCATAGATTAAGTCTTAAACTGAGTTACTGAAGCCAAAACTGTGTATGTTGCGCTTGCAGTCTTGATAACCGCAAATCGGTAGACATCAAGTCCAGAAGCATTACCAGCAGTAGGTGCGCCACCTATCCACTTAGGCGTTACAGATGTGCCATCTATCGTCACAGCAGAGTTGTAGTAAGCAGTAGAGCCTTGTGTAGTCACTAGCGCAAAGGTTACAGACTGACCCGTAGCCAATGCTGTGTTCATGCTAGTACCGCTACTAAACGCTATGTTTAGCGTCCAGTTGTTAGCCGCACTTGTTGTGTAGTATTGAACTGAGCCAGACTGGACATAGAAGTTAGTCGTAGATGATGGGGCGGCAGATACTACGTTTACTGTCTCAGCAGAGTCTAGTAAGACAGTAGCAAAGATGCTAGACAGACCATTAAATGTCTGTGTACCTGTAAATGTGTTGTTGGCTGATGCAGAAAAGCCAGATGCAGGAGTTACCCAAGTTGGTGCGCCAGCCCCATTTGTTTGCAAGAGTTGACCGCTAGTGCCAACTGCCAACATTTGAGTCGTTCCAGAAGCAGATTGGTAAGGGATTGTTCCGTTAGAACCACCGGCCAAATTTGTTGTTGTAGTTGCTGTACTTGCACTTGTTAAAAGTGTGCCACTTGTAGTTGGTAAGGTAATTACTGTAGTACCTGCAACTGATGGTGCTTGTAGGGTTACAGTCCCTGACGTAGTACCAGAAATATCAATCGCATTAGGTTTTAGGGTTACTGTCGTTGCCATATTTTTCCTTTATGGTGTTCCATTTGCAACAATATTAGTTGCCGATGTAATAAGTCCTGTCGAATCCATTGATGCAATTGTAGTTGCCCCATACTTAAACAGCAACTTTCCACCAGATTCCATAATTGTAAAGTTTGTTGTAGCAAGAGAACTTGCGACTGGAGTATCCCAAGATGTACTTGTTCCATCAGTCTTTAAAAACTTACCAGAATTGCTTGTTTGAGAGGGTAAGGTTGTTCCAGCACCACCAGAGGTAACAAGTTTGATTCTTTCTTGTAACTCAGGAGCAACTACTTCTCCCACATTGATCTGCTGACCCGTAGAAAGACTAATAACTAACGATCCATCAAAGTCAATTTGAGCATTTGAGACAGAAACACCATCTTTTCCATCTAGTCCGTCTTTTCCATCTGTACCATTTAGCCCATTCTTGCCATCTATGCCTTGCCGACCATCTGCACCCTTATCGCCTTTGTCTCCCTTATCACCCTTTTCAGGAACAATAGACTTGGCAACCTCTAATTGGGTATTGACCTTGTTTTCCATTACCCTAATGGCTTCAACTATTAGGTCTACATTGTCTTGAACGGCTTGCTCCTCCTGTTGGCGTATTGCAACAAGAGTTTCTTCCATCTTATTGATGGCCTCTAACTTTTCATCAAAAGATGAGCCTGTTGACTCAATACTTTGGATAAGTTCCTTGATGTTAGCCATTTTGCTTTAAGCCATCTGTGAGTTTCATTAGGAAGTCTTGCTTAACTTTGTTCTGAGAATTGACTTTATCAGCCATCTGCAACTCAACAATCTTGCTCTTATTCTTAATATCAGCCTCTTTAAGCATTAAATCAGCAATCTTGACACGTTTATCAAACTCCCTCTGATTGGCATCAGCCTCATTAGGTAGATTCTTGGTCAAAGATGCACTCATTTTGGCTTGCACTTCTTGTGGCATCAACTGTGTCTCAGTCATCAACTTTTGAGCCTCTGCCCTATTCTGTTCTGCTTGAGTAGTGTTGACCGCAATCTGTGCTTGAGCCGCTTGCATAGCCAATTGCTCTTGCATTTGTTGCATTTGTTGCGCTTGTGGATTAGGTTCAGCCATCTTCTCCAACATAGCAATCAATTCCATCCGATTGGATAGGCTTGAATTAGCCAAAATACCCTTCAAAATGATAGGTAGGACAGGGGTGTTAGGGCCAAGTGTTTGCAATAGACCAATAAACTGCTGTTGTTCGTACTCTCTAGCAATAATGCCTAGCGTAGCCGTTGGGACAAAGTTCATGTCCACAGATGGATAGCGTTCTGGGTCAAACTGCATGAAGCGGAAAGCCGCCTTCTTAATGAACGGAATCAAGAAATCTTCTTGGAAGTTCACTAAAGTGCGTTTGTACTTCTTGATGATAGAAGCGACAGCCATAGACATACCGCCTTGACCACCATCTCTAGCCACATTGCTAATCATGCCCTGAGAATCAAGAGTTCCCGTTGCTTGTAACAACATACGCTCAAAGTCTTTAGCCGTAGCCAAGTTGTTGGGGTCAGTTGATCCAAACTTGAAGGGATAAAGAATCTCAGAGGGCGCGCCATTGGTAAGGATTGCTTTGCCAGGCTTTACCTCAAACTTCATTCCCCGTGGCAGACGAGTCGCGTCCATAGCAATCATGGGGCTAGTAGTAAGTGCCAAAGAATCTAGGTGGCTACGAGTCTGTGCGTCAATAGCCTTTTGCATATTGAACGCTTTTTCTACTGTACCTCTGCCCAACAAACGATTAGGAACAGTATCATCTTGATAGGTCAAGACAGGACGATCCTTCATCATGTAGGGGTTTGCTTCAGCCTTTAGGAGTTGCCCATCATTGGCAATTACTACAATTGCTTCTACCAAATCAGAATATTCCTCTGCCTCAGAGTTATCTGGGAAAAGGTCAACAATCTCTTTGTTTTCTTCTAGATTCTCTAGGTATTCCCGTGGCACTAAGCCATAGTAGGTTAAGAGAAGAACCTTTTGATCTTGGTATTGGCTTATCTCTTGGGTAGGCTCTAGGTCAGAATCATCGCCTGAAGTAGTAATGTTTACTTTGCGATAGATGCCAGCCTCAATACCTTGGACAATCTTATGAATAGAGGTATATTTCTCTATTGCAACACCCATACAGTCATTTACGCTCGTACCATTTGGGTCAAACAAGAAGTTCTTTGGATTGATAGGAGAAATTTTGACCGCAATTCTTTCTTTTTCCAATACTCC